ATCTGGTGGTTGCCGGGCGAGGTCTCGATGACGTAGGACGGCCGGCCGTTGATCTCCGTCGGGTCGGCATCGTCGGCGACGAGCACGGCGAGCGAGTGGAACGCGCTCTTGCTGCGGCGCGGCGCGTTGAGCCGCGAGACGCTGAAGTAGGTGTTCTGCTCGCCGCGCCGATCGAGCATCTCGACCTGGCGGTCGGTCGCGCGCCAGAACGAGCCCGACCAGATGTCGGGCGGGGCGTTGTGCGGATCTGCGGTGAACGCGCACGTCCATCCGAATGCGTTGTCTCCGAGCGGCCCGTAGGCCGCGGAGAGGAACTCCGAGTTCTTGACCATGCCGGCCCCCTGCCGATGGGTCAGATGTCAGCGAGGTCGCTGAGACGGATGGCGAGGCGCTCGGCGCGCGAGTGCTTGAGGATGGCCGGCCAATGGCGGCGCGGGATGTGCCCGTTCGTGCCGCGCTTGTCTCTCGACATCATCCACCGCGACACCGCGCTCGGTGACATCGACAAGATGCGTGCGGTAGCGCGCACTCCGCCCAATTTCTCGACAATTTCGCGGGCAGGACTCAGTTGCGACATAACGCCGTTCTCGTTGTTGGTGTTGCGGGGAAGGGCCGAAGGTGCAAGAATGATGAGGAATTGTCAACAGCCCAACGAATCAGCAACGAGGTGAACGATGCAAGCCAAATCCAAAATCGACACGCGGTGGTTCCGAGAACGGTTAGCCGAGCGCGAGATGTCGCTGCGTCGGCTGGCGAAACACATGGAACTCGACCCCTCCGCCGTCTCGCTGATGCTGCGCGGCAAGCGCGCGATGTCCGCAGAAGAGGCCAACCGCATCAGCGGCCTGCTCACGATCCCTGTGACCGAAGTGCTCGCTCGCGCCGGCATCCCCATCGAGGAGGATGCGCGCTCGCTGCCCGTGCGCGCACACGTCGATGCGAAGGGCGCGGTGCGCGAAGTCACGGCAAAGAATGCACGCCGCGTGACGGCGCCGCGCGATGTCCCCGCCGGCGCGCTCGTCGTCCAGGTGCGTGCGCCTGAGCTGCAGCAGGACGGCTGGCTGATCTTCACCGGGCAGTTCGACGCGCGCGTCCAGGCGATGGTCGATCGCTTGGCAGTCGTCGAGGTGGCGGGCGGAGCGCGGCACGTCGGGTATGTCAAGCGCGGCTACGATGCCGACCGCGTGACGGTCCTGCCCTTCCCCGCTGGCTCCGCCATCGAGAACGTCGCCGCCACGGCCGCAGCCCCGGTGCTGTGGATTCGCCCGGTATAACCGGGCCTTTTGCTCTAGGTGTTGCGCTTTTCGCATCACGATGCTAACTTCCTCCCCCGCCCCCACCACGAGGCTACAAAGATGACCGCAGAAGAACTCGCGCAGCACTGGCTGCAAGCGAAGCGTGACGAACTCGCCGCGAACAACCGGCGCATCGACATCGAGCAGCAGATCCTCGCGCTCTTCCCCCCCAAGGAGGAAGGCAGCTCGAGCACCGCGCTCGAGAACGGCATGAAGCTCAAGACCACCGGCAAGCTCACCTACAAGGCCGACCTCGACAAGCTCCTCGCGCTCACGGCCGGCTGGCCGGAGAAGCCGGTCAAGACCAAGGTCGAGGCCGACGAGTCGCTGCTCAAGGCGATCCGCACCGACCGCCCCGACCTCTGGCGGCAGATCGCCCCCGCGATCACCGTCAAGCCCGCCAAGACCTACATCGTCATCGAGGAGGCCTGACATGGCTTTCGATCTCAAGTCCATCAAGAAGAACACCGCCATCGCCGCGCCGCGCGTGACGGTGTACGGCGTCGAGGGCATCGGCAAGAGCACCTTCGCCGCTGCCGCCCCGAACCCCATTTTCATCCTGACCGAAGACGGCCTCGGGTCGCTGCAGGTCGAGCACTTCCCCATCGCCAAGAAGCCGGGCGACGTGCTCGACTCCATCCAGGCGCTGTATGACGGAGATCACGATTTCCGCACCGTGGTGATCGATTCGCTCGACTGGCTCGAAACCCTCATCTGGCGCGAGATCGAGAGCACGCACGACGCCAAGGACCTCGCATACGGCAAGGGGGCGCTCATCGCCGCCGAGAAGTGGCGGCAGGTGCTCGACGGGCTCAACGCGCTCAGGAACGACAAGGGAATGATCTGCATCCTCATCGCGCACACCGAGATCAAGCGGTTCGACTCGCCCGAGGTCGAGCCCTACGACCGCTATCAGCCGAAGCTGCAGACGCGCTCGAGCGCCCTCGTGCGCGAGTGGTCGGATGCGGTGCTGTTCGCGAACTACCGCACGATCGTCAAGAAGGACGACGTGGGGTTCAACAAGACGAACAACCGGGGCGTCTCGACCGGCGAGCGCCTGCTCTACACCGCCGAGAAGCCGGCCTACATGGCCAAGAACCGTTACGGCCTGCCTGAGAGCATCGCGCTCTCGTGGGAGGCCTTCGAGTCCGCAATCACCAGCAACTAAGGGAACCACTACGATGCCGCAATTCAACTTCGATGCCGCCACCCACGTCGCCGCGCCGGCGCCCGAGCGCGCCCCGCTGCCCAAGGGCATGTACGAGGTCGCCGTGATCTCGAGCGACCTCAAGACCACGCAGGCCGGCACCGGCCAGTACATCGAGCTCACCCTGCAGGTCATCGACGGCCCGCACGGCGGCCGGCGCATCTGGGACCGCCTCAACGTCAGCAACCCGAACAAGACCGCCGAGGACATCGCGAAGCGCCAGCTGCAGATGCTCTGCCTCGCGGCCGGCGTGCAGAACCTGACCGACACCGAGCAGCTGCACGACCGCCCGGTGCTCGCCGAGCTCGACCTCGACCGCAAGGACCCCTCGCGCAACCGCGTGATGGGCTACGCGGCCCTGTCCACCAAGCAAGCCTCGCGGCCGTCCTCGGCCCCGTCCCTCCCCCCTGGCCCGAAGCCGGGGGCGGCCGCGCGGCCCTGGGAGAAGAAGTAAATGCCGCAGGTCCCTGCGTCGCAGCACACCACTGGGGAGGCCGTCATTCAGTGGCGGGGTGCGCAGACGCAGGAACATCGCGAGCACTTGGGCGCGTCGCTGATCGGCCATGACTGCGACCGGCACATCTGGCTTTCCTTCCGGTGGGCGGCGACGCCCACTTGGGAGGGGCGGATGCTGCGCCTCTTCGACCGCGGCAAGCGCGAGGAGGCGGTCGTCGCCGAGGAACTGCGCGCCATCGGCGTGGACCTGCACACCGACGAGAACGGCAAGCAGATCGACTGCCGCGACGACACCGGCCACTTCGGTGGCTCGGTGGACGGCATCGGCAAGGGCTTTCCCGAGGCGCCGAAGTCCTGGGCGATCCTCGAGGTGAAGACGCACTCGGCGAAGAGCTTCACGGACATGAAGAAGCTCGGCGTCGCCGAGAGCAAGCCGCAGCACTACGCGCAGATGCAGGTCTACATGGGCCTGCTCGGCGTCGAGCGGGCGCTCTACTTCGCGGTCAACAAGGACAACGACGAGATCTACACCGAGTGGGTGCATTTCGACGCCGAGGCGTTCGAGGCCCTGCGCGGGCGGGCGAAGCGGGTCATCGACTCGCCGACCACGCCTGCCAAGCTCTCCGAAGACCCGGCGCACTACAAGTGCAAGGGCTGCACGTTCTTCTCTCTTTGCCACGAGCAGAAGGTGGCCGAGGTGAGCTGCCGCACCTGCGTCCAGGCGACCCCGGCGTCGAACGGCGCGTGGCGCTGCGAGGCGCAGGATCGGCTGCTCGACAAGGCTGCGCAGCGCACGGCGTGCGACCAGCACCTTTTCATCCCGGCGCTGGTGCCGTTCGGCGAGGCGGTGGACGGTGGCGATGCGTACATCGAGTACACGCACAAGGACACTGGCAAGACGTTCCGCAACGGCCCCGACGGCTACTCGAGCAAGGAGCTCGCGGCCTCGAGCGCCGGCACGGTGACCGAGCCCGTGGTCGAGGCGATGCGCAAGGTGTTCAGCGCGAAGGTGACCGAGAGCACGCCGCGGCGCGGCAAGAAGCGCGACCTGTCGAACCTGCCGCCGGTGGCCGACGACGCCGACTTCAACGACCCGATCCCGTTCTGAGGCGCGCATGAACAAGAACGTCTGCCAACGCTGCGGCGAGGTCTGGGACGATCACCACAAGTGCGGCATCGCCGTGCAGGAGTTCGACCTGGTCAAGCGCCCGGCGCACTACAACCGGGGCGGCGTCGAGTGCATCGACGCCATCCGCGCGCAGCTCACCGAGGACGAGTGGCGCGGCTACCTGCGCGGGCAGGTGGCCAAGTACAACTGGCGCCTGGGCGCGAAGGACGACCCGAAGCAGGAGGCCGGCAAGCTGCTGTTCTACGCGCGGCTGCTCGCGGGCGAAGATCCGCGTGGCAAGTAAGCCGAAGAACGGCCACTGGTGGCGAAGGAGCTGGAACGATGGGCGGAAGGATGTCACGGAACAAGGGCGCAGCAGCGGAGCGGGAACTGGCGCAGATCCTGAGCGACGAGCTTGGCTTCGTCGTGAAAAGGAAGCTGGGTCAGGCCCGCGACTCGGGCGACGACATCCAGGTGGGCAGGTTTCGGATTGAGGCCAAGCGCCGCGAGACGCTCGCCCTGCCCGCCTGGTGCCGCCAGATCGAGGAGCACTGCCAGCCGGGCGAAGTGCCCGTCGTGGCCTACCGCACGAACGGCCAGCCGTGGCGCATCGTCTTGAAACTGGAGGACTTTCTGCCGCTCATGCGCGGAGAGTTGACGGATGGGTGAGGTGTTGAGAGAATCTCAACAGCAGGTGCTTACATCACTTGCTGACGCGGCGGCGCGACTCGGTGTTAGCGTGAAGACGCTCCGCCGGCTCGTTGACCGGGGTGAGGTGCCGCACTACAGGTTCGGCATCGCGATCCGAGTCAACGTCGCGGAGATCCTCGAAGCAACCAAGGAGCGATGCAAACCATGTCCATCCACAAACGTGGCAACACCTACCATCTCGACATCCCGCTCGCGAACGGCGGGCGACTCCGGCGCTCTGCTGAGACATCTGATCGCAAAGCAGCGCAGGAACTCCACGACCAACTGAGGGCGCAGCTCTGGCGCCAGGAGAAGCTCGGCGCGAAGCAGCCGCGCTCGCTCACCGAGGCCGCCGAGCGGTGGCTCGCCGAGCACGCCAAGGCGAGCGCCATCCGCGACTACACGCACCACCTCGCGTTCTGGTGTGCACGCGCCGAGGGCATGTCGCTCACGGAGATCACGCGCGCGTGGGCGGGTGAGCAGATCGAGCAGCTCGTCACGCGCAAGGGCACGCCGGCCACGCCCGGCACGCGGAACAACTACATCATCACGCTGCGCTCGGTGCTGAACACGGCCTGCCGCGACTGGGAGTGGATCGAGCAGGTGCCGGCGCTGCGCACCTATGGCGACAAGCGCGACGGCAGCCGCATGGTCATCGCCACCCCGGCGCAGGCCAAGGCGCTGCTCGAGGTGCTGCCGGCCGGGCTGCGCGCCGCGGTCGGGTTCGCCTTTATGACCGGGCTGCGGAAGAGCAACGTGTTCGGGCTCACCTGGGACCGGGTGGACCTCGCGCGCGGCCTCTGCTGGGTGCAGCCGATCGACACCAAGGCCGGGAACCTGATCGTGTGCCCGCTGAACTCAGCCGCGAAGGCGCTGCTCGAGCAGCAGCTGCGGGTGGAGGGTGAGGTGCGGGTGTTCCCGGTCGAGCCGCCGTGTCACCACCAGTGGAAGCGATACACCAAGCGGGCGGGGCTGCCGGACGGGTTCCGGTTCCACGACATCCGGCACACCTTCGCCTCGTGGCTCGCGCTCGACGGCACGGACCGCAAGACGCTGCAGGATCTCGGCGGGTGGAAGTCGCCGGCGATGATCGACAACTACGTCCACCTGCCGGTCGATCATCTGGTCAGCGCGGCGGAGCGTCTCGCCTCGCGCCTGCACTGATTGTGGGAAGTCTGTACACAAATTCCCCACACTCTTCGTCTCAGGCCTTTCGCATCTCGTCGTAAGTGCCTGATTTTGTTGGTAGCGGGGGCAGGATTTGAACCTGCGACCTTCGGGTTATGAGGATGCCACAGCCCCCAAGCAGGTCAGCAAGTTGCTGATTTGCTTGGGACTGTGATGCCCTGCAGTACCCCGCTTTCTGGGAATCGTGTACACAAATTCCCCGCAGTCACACGACCGCGCCACGGAACCACGCCTTCCCGCCATCGACCACGACGATCTCGGGCGGCAGGAGCCGCCCCTCGCGGAAGGTGAGCACCGCGAAGCCTGACGCCCAGTTGAGCGGGCCACCTTCGACGTAAGTGAACTGCGGGCCGCCGACGTCGGCCATCGTGCCGGTGTCCACGCCGTAGCGCCGCCCGCGATAGTCCGCCCAGGGAGTGACCTTGAGCTGGTGGAGGTGGCCGTGGACGTATGACACGCCCGCCTTGAGGGTGCTGTTGATGGCGGCGTGGATGCCGCCCACGACCGGGCGATGACGGATGCAGGTCCACCCATCCGTGCGCGCGTTGAGGTGTAGCGCCCAGCCCGCCCGCCACCGGGGCAGGAAGTCGAGCAGCGTCGAGCCCGGCATCCCCTCAACCTCGGAGACGCGGCCGCTGAGGTAGTTCTCGAATCGGGCGTCATGGTTGCCGATGGTGCGCACGAGCTTGGCCGCGCCCGCCGCCCGCTCGATCTCGGCGCACCGGTCCTGCACGGTATGGATCTCGTCCTTCAGCTGCGGCTGCTGCTCCCACATGATGCGCGGGTGCCGCGAGATGCGAGCGCCGTCGAGGATGTCGCCGTTAAGCACGATCATGGCGGGCTTGAGCGCCTTGGCGAGGCGGCAGAAGGCCTCATGCGCGACGGTGACGATGCCGGGCCAGTAGTGGCAGTCGGAGGCCACCAGCACCACGCCGTCCGCGACGGTGTCGTGCATCTCGCCCTCGTACTTCTCGGCGCGCTCGGCGGCGAGGGCGTTAGCGCGGCGACCGGCGAGGCTCTGTTCTCCCGTGCCGCGGATCGGGTTGATTGCCTCGAGCGCCATGCCGTACTTCGCCTCCATCGCCCGGCGGCGGCTGTAGACGCTGCGCAGGTTGATGTCGAGTGCCTTGGAGACTGCCGAGGCTTTCTTGAGTCTCTGCCAGGCGGCTATGAACTCTTGGTCTGTGGCGGTGAGTGGCATGGACCCTCAAGAGTTGCGGAACGAAGCGAGTGCCTGCGCGAGCAGGCTGCCCACGGCATCGACGAACTGCTCGTCAAAGCTGAGCTTGTGGTTCATCTCATCGAGCAGCGCGTGTACGAGCTCATGGCAGAAGGTCTGCTGCAGCTCGGTATCGCCTTGGTCGCCGCGCAGGTCGATGCGGTGCAGGCCGGGCTCGTAGATCCCGACGGCGCGCTTGGTGTGCGGCCACTTGGAAAGCGGCAGGATGCGGACGCTCACCTCGTGCCCGTGCAGTTGGAACCGCTTCGGGATGCCAAGGCGGGCGTGCCGGCAGCGGCTCATCTCACGAGCCCCTGGAGCTCGGCGAACCGGGCGGCGTCTCGCTCGCAGGCGGCGAGGTGGTCGGCAAGAGCCGCTCCAAGGCCTCCCGCGTCGCCGGGCTCTCCGGCGGGACCATCAGGCGCGGGGGCATCGGGACAGGCGCCGGGCACGCCGGGGGCGGCAAGGGCGTCGCGCAGCCGGCGAGCAAGGTCGCGACCGCGGCGATCGGCAGCGTCCAGTTTCTGGGTGAGTCCACGCTCTACCTCCTGATGCCGGGCGTACAGGCGCGCCTCGGCCTCTCTGGCGGCCTCTGCGGCGCGTGCCCGCTCGAGGTGCCACTCCGACCGGACGACCGCCTCAGCGGCCTCGTAGCCGCTCTGGTAGGCCGTCCGGTATCCAAGCCACCCGAGGCCGGCCAGCGCGAGCGCGAGGCCGACCCCGAGGTAGAGACGGTTCACACCGCCTCGGGCTTCTTCTTCTTCGCCAGCACCGACCAGACGGCCACGGCCACGGTGGCCGCGGCGCCCGCGACGGCGGCGACCGTCTCGGCGTCGGTGATGCCCTTGCCCACGAGGTAGCCACCGATGGCGGCCACGACGGCGCGGACGATGCCTGCGATCTGTTCTCCGTTCATGCTCTTGCTCCTACGCTTCGTTGATGGAGGCTTTCGCCCCGTTGGACGCGACGAGCGGCAGGTAGCCGCCCGGCACGATGTTGGTCTGCGGCCAGCGGTAGCCGAGGACGCGGCTGCGCTCGAACGGCGCGACGTTGACCGAGTTGCCCTGGTTCCCACCGAGCACCATCAGCCGCCCGCGTTCGTCCTGCCCGACTAGGAAGCCGACGTGCCCGCCGCCCCTGCGCTCGAAGATGACGAGGGCGCCGACGGCCGGGTGCGTGAGCGCGGTGCCGAAGTTGAGCCACGCCCGCGCGCGGTACCAATGCGGGGGCTTCGGGAATCCCTCGGCCTCGAGCACGGCGGCGACGAAGGTGCCGCACCACGGCGTCTCGTCGTCCTTCCACCACGCCTTGAGCTGCACGAGCCAGCGGGCGATGACGGGCGCCGTGGCGACGCCCGGCACTTCTCGCAGCCCGATGAAGGCGCGCGCGCGGGTGAGCCACTTCGGTTCCATCAGGGCTTCCTCAAGTTCTTGAGATGCACGGCGATGGCGAAGCAGCCCGCGACGATGGCGATGAGCCCGGCGACCATTGCGATGACCGCATTGGCTTGCGACAACCACGACACGCTGGCCGCAGTAACGCTGCCCGCAGCCGCGACGTCCGCTGCCCGCTCGATCGGCGTGGTCATGGCTCGCTCTCCACCTTCTGCGCGGCGATGAGCTGCTCATCGGCTTGCGCCTTGATCTTGACCGCCAAGGGGAACACGCCGGACTTCGTGGGCAATTCGCCCAAGATGTTCATCAGGCCCTGCACTTCGTCGCGGGTCAGTTTGAGGGTGAGTTCCATGTGCGCTCCTGTGTGTTACGGGCCAGCGTTGCGCCAAGCGCCGCCAGAGTAGAAGTACCAACGGTTGTTGGTGGTATCAACGACGATGGGGACAAGGCCCGTGATAACGGTCGGCGTTCCGGTCGGCACACCCGCGCAGGTCGGCACATACAAGAAGCCGTTGGTCGCGGTCGTGGCGAGTGCGCCTTGTGCGCCTGCGGCAAAACTGCCGTTCGCCGTGATTTGCGCGGTGATAGAACCCGCCGTGTGCCACGAATGGGTCAAGTTCGTGCCGTTGCTGGTAATGGTGTAGCCGTTGGAAACGCCCGTCTGCTGCGCGGCAAAGATGTTTTGCGCCCCTGCGCCCACATCGACCGTAAGACGATGCCCCGGCGAACTCGTCCCGATGCCGAGGTTGCCGCTGTCGTTGAGCCGCATGACCTCCGAAGTCGCCACGCGCCAGACATAAGACGGAACGCCGCTCGACGCGGTGACATCCCACCCCCACAGCCCTGCGGAATCGTCGAGGAACATCGACCCGCGACGGTTGTTCGCGCCGTCGTTCACATTCAGCGAATAGCCGATGACGTGGTTGTTCGTGTCGGACTGTAGGTAGTACCCCTTGTTCAAGGAGGGGGTCGTGGCGATGCTGCCGCCTAGTCCCAAGTTGTTGCCGTTGTAGGTCAGGTCGCTGCCGCTCGTCGCAGCCTTCGACCCGTTGAGGTACAGCACGCCGTTGACCGTTCCGCCGGAAAGGGTCGGGTTGTTGACGAGCGACAGCACGCCGGCGCTGTTCACCCGCAGCGCTTCGACGCCGCCCACCGACGCGGCCAGCGTGTCCGCAGCGGGGAACCAGAGGCCGGTGTTCACATCGCCGAACGCGGAGAGCGAGGGCGTACCCACAGCGCCCGCCGCGAAGCGCGTCACCGCGCCGTTCGCGGTGTGCTGCTGCACCTGCGCGCCGCCCGCGACCGACCACCACTCGTTGGTGCCCGCGCGGTAGATGCCCGAGCCCGGCTCGTTCGTGAACCCGAGGCCGGGCGTCGCCTGCACGCCGTCCGTCAGGCGCAGCGGCGCGAGCATGCCACCCTCGCCGGAGCGCGAGAGCGAGTCCGTCATCTCGTTGGCGATGTCGTTGAGCGTGTTGTTCGCCCAGGTGGCGTCGATCAGCGTGCCGCTGACCACCGGGTTGCCGGATACGAGGCTGAATGTGCCGGATGCGTTGCGAGGCATGGGTTACTCCGTCTGGGTCTGGACTGTCATCGCGCGCGCGGTGGCCGTCACGTCTTGGGCGCGCAGCTGGCCCTGCGCCTGCAAGCGGCGCAGCCGCTCGAGGAAGGCCTGCTGCGCAGCAGGGTCGTTGAAGTTGGTGAGCTGACGCGCCACCTCGGCGCGGGTCTCGGCGTTGGCCCCGGCGGTCACCTTGTCGTAGATCGAGCGCACGCCGCGCACCAGCGTCTGCGTCGGGCTGCTCGTCGCCGCATCGGTCGCCAGATCCATCGCGAGGTCGCCGGCTTCGACTGCCTTGTCCGCGGTCTGCGACCCCGAGCGCACGAACGCATTCGTCTGTGCTGCCGTGTTCTCGTCTGTGATGCGTCCTCGCAGCGCCTGGACGCGGCGGTCAGGGACGGCCGCCTCGAGCTTGGCCCGAGCGGCGCGGCTGCCCGCCACCGAGCGCAGCACGTTCGGCTGCGAGGCCAGATCCGGCATCGAATCGACCCGCTCGCGCAGCGCCTCGATGACGCCCCGGCCGTACCACTTGTTCTCGGCCGGCGTGCCGCCTGTGCGCTGCGCGATCACGTCCTGCAGGCTGTCCTTGTTGAACTCCCGCCCGCGCTCGAGAGCATCGCGCGCCTGAGCCGGACCGGCGAAGCTCGCCCGCGCCGTGGCGTACACGTCGCCGCCCGGCGCGGCGTCGGCCGCCTGCAGCAGCTGCCGCCGGGTCGCATCTGCCATGGCGCGCTCCTCGCGCGTGCCGATGACGACCGAGTCCGCGGGGCGCGGGCCCTGCTGGTACTGCGGCATCAGGATTTCGTCGAGGTTCTGCTTGACCCGGTCCACGTCGCGGAAGGTCGGCGACCGGATCAACATGCCGGAGTCGTCGTAGAGCGGGTCCACGCGCATGCCCCAGCCGCGACGGGCAGCTTCGCTGCCGCGCACGATGTCGCGCACGCGCGGTACGGCGAACGGCGCCCTGGACGCCCAGTCGTCGAGCGGCGGCAGGGAGTCGAGCCGCCCGTAGAAGGGGGCCGACTCGGTGCGCGCCTGGTTGATGAGCGCATCGGTGCGCGCGCCGGCGTTGCCGGTGCTCGTGCGCCCGACCGCCCGCTCGAGCCAGTTGATGACCCGGTCGGGCTGCGCGGCGGCGCGCGCCTGCAGGGCCTCGTCGATGATGGCGCTGCCCTCGCCGGGGAGCGTCCGCACGCCGCGCGCGAGGCGCTGCACGGGCTGGCCGCCCACGTCCACGAGACCGAGCGGCACGCCCAGCCGGCGCGACTGGTCGAGCCGAGCCGCCGCGATTTCCGGCGCGATGCCGCCCGCCTCCATGGCCTGCAGGATCTTCGCCTCTGCGGCCGTTATGGGGGCTTCTGGAGCAGCCCCGGTGTTGAGGGGCACCATGGGCGACACGCCGCTCCTGCCGGCTCCCATCGCGTCTGAGACGCGCTTGAGGTACGGAGTGACGCGGCCGGAGATGTTCGCCGCGGACTGCATGCCGCCGCCCACAGCGCCGCCCAGCCCGAGGCCAAGCGCGGCGCCCGTGAGCGCGCCCGTCGCGCGACCCTCGGGCTCTGCTGTCAGGGCGCCGGCGGCCATGCCCGGCACCGCGCCGACCCTCGCGCCCTCGCGCACGGCTTGGCCGACCGTCTGCACGCTGCGCAGCGGCGCGCCGCCGCCGTAGAGCGCGTTCATCGTGAGCTGCAGGGCGCGGCTGCCCGCCGCGCTGCCGCCCGCCACGCCGCCGGCGATTGTGCCGGGACCGGGGGCCGCGAGCGTGCCGCCCGCCGCGCCGCCGAGCGTCGCCATCACGACCGGGGTCACGGCGCCGACGCCCGTCGCAGCGGCCGACAGGTACGGGTGCCGCGACTGAAACGCCTCCCGCTCGCGGCGCTGCCGCTCGAGCGATCCGCGGTAGTCGCCGCCGGTCAGCCTCTCGGCGCCCGCCTGCAGCTCGTCCGCGCCGCCCAAGGTGATGCCCTGGTTGAACTGCTGCGCGAGCCCGGCGAGCAGGCCGGGGGAGACCTTGGCCGCGTGCATGCGCTTGGCCTCCTCGGGCGAGGCAGCCTCGTAAATCTGACCTTGGACGCGGTACTTCGGCATGGGCTACCTCACGGATACGGCACGTCGATGACGGCGTCGGCGGCGGCCTGCCCCCGGTTGCTGTAGATGTCCTGCAGCGCGGTCTCAAGGTCCGGCAGCGCACGGTTCGCGCGAGCGCGAAGCGAGGCCATGTAGACGTCGTAGGATTCAAGCTTCTGCTGGATGACGCCCGGCTTGTCGCCCAAGATCGGCACGAGCTCGTTGGCTTTCTGACGCGCCTCGGACTCGTTGATGCCGGCGCCTGTCGCAGCGCGAAGCAGCGCCTCGGCCATTGAGGAAGCGGCTTGCACGAACATCTGCCGGTTTTCGGGACGCGCGCTGTTGGCGAACTCCTCGCCCCAGACGGGGACCTTGGAGAGCGCGGACTCCTTGAACGTAGGCGCCGAGGCAGTCGAATCCCGCGCCAAGGTGTTAGCCATATTCCGCCGAGCGTTGTCCGCCTGCGCGAACCAGCCGGCGGCCTTGCGCTCGTCTTCGGTCGGCTGCGCCGCCGAAATCTTCGGCAGCAGCGGCCCAGAGTAGGGAGTCGGCTGCCCGTTCTGGTCATAGGTGAACAGCACGCCCTGCCGGTTGCTACGGAAGATCGGCGCGCCCTCGGGCGTTGAGCCGATTTGAGGCGCGGGGCCTGCGCCGACCTCGCCGCCGCCCTGCATGCGAGACAAGCTGAGACGCAGCGCGCGATTGTCCGCGCGCGCCGCCGCCGCATCCGCCCGCGCCTGCCGGCGCTCATCGAGGCCCATCTCGAACTGCCCGAGCTGCAGCAACCGCCCGGCCTCACGCTCGCGCCCCGCCGACGGGTCGCGCAGCACCGTGCCGTCCGGCCCGATGGTCGCCGTGCCCACCTTCATGGGGTCCTGCGCCGCCATCGCGCGCTTCAAGAACGCACCCTGCAGCGGCTCGAAGCGCCGCCCGGCCACGCTCGCCGCGATGGCATTCAGCATCGCATCCTCGCCCTGCAGCGAACGCTGCCGCGCGAAGTCGGAGGCAGCCGTGTAGTCGTCCTCGGCGCTCATCAGCTCGAGGCCGCGGCGGATGTTCTCCTCGCCCGGCTGCACGCGACCAGAAAGCGCGCCGCCGGCGCTCGCCTTGCGCGTCGCGCGCGGGAGCGCACGAGGGGGCGCCACAGGCGGCGCGGCAGCCGGGGCACCCCCAGCCGCAGCCATCGCCTGCAGCCGCCGCAGCGCCTCTTCCTGCGCGTCCTCGTAGAGGCTCACATCGCCCCCGAGAAGAGGTCGTCTTCCTCGCCGTAGGGCCGCTTGCCGGTCGCCGGCAGCATCGCAGCCGCAGGCGGCGTCGAGCCCTTGCCCGCCCCGCGCCGCGCGGCGACGCGGTCACGCAGCGCCTTGACGTAGTCCACGTTCTTGGCGCTCTGGTCGGTGTAGCCCTGGTCGAGCTGCTTCTGGCCGCGGTGCGCGGCGTAGGCCTGACCGACCTGCGCGAGCGCCTGCGTCCACGACGGCGCCACGACCACGCGCCCGGCCTGCTGCGCCTGCGGCGCCTGCATGCTCTGCGCGCGCAGCATGTCCACCTGCGCCTGGCGGCGCGCGAGCTTCTCCTCCTCGGGGCTCATCGCACCCGCCTGCAGGAGATAGTCGAAGTACAGATCGTCGTTCATGCTCATGCTGCCACCCGTCCGTAGTCCACCATCAGGTACCCGCTCGCGTGCCGCTTCACGAGGTCAGGCCGCACGGCCGCAACCTCCTGAGCGATGACGCCACGCTGCGCGAACCCAGCCATCTCGTACTCGTAGATGCCGACGCCCAGATCGGCGTGCGTGCCGACGCGCTTCACACGACGCTTGAGCCGCCGGTCGGAGAACATGAAGGCGGTCGAGGCCAAGCTGCTCAGGCCGCCCATCGTGTTCGCCATGCCCTGCTGCTGCGCGTTGAAGGCGTCCATGCCGGCCTGGTACTGCATGTTCGCGGCGTTCAAGAGCTGCGGCGTCTCCGCGATGCCCGACGCGTTGAAGCGCGGCATCTGCGGCATGCCGACCTGCTGGCCGGTCAGGAGCGCGTTCATCTCGTTGAGCGACATGCCGCGGCGCTGCTGCTGCTCGGCGATCGCCTGCTGGCGCAGCTGGTTCATCATGTTGGCGTACTGCATGTTCTGGCCGAACTGCTGCTGCTGCGCCTGATTCATCGCCTGCATGCGGTTGATGTCGAGGTTCTGCGCCTGATTCATCGCCTGATTGCCGAACTGGCCGGCGGCGAGATCCTGCGAGAACGCCTGCTGCCCGGCGCGGTTGGCAAGGTCGGCCTGCCCCATCATCTGGCCGAAATACTGCGCCTGCGCCTCGTTGCCGAAGCGCCCAGCGCCGACATCTTGGTTGAACGCCTGCTGCGTCGCCTGATTGGCGAAGTTGCCGGCGGCGAGACCTTGGTTGAACCGCTGGTCGGCCGCCTGATTGGCGAACTGCGCCGCGCCCATGTTCTGGTTGAAGGCCTGCCCCAGCGCCTGATTGCGGAACTGGTTGCCAGCAAGACCCTGCTGGAACTGCTGCGCGGCGGCGCGGTTGGCGGCCTCGGTTGCCCCGAGCGCCTGCGCATACGCCTGCTGCGTGGCCTGATTGCCAAATTGCCCAGCGGCAAGCGCCTGATTGAACTGCTGACCGAAGGCTTGGTTCTGCGCCTGACGCGCCGTGACATCCTGATTGAACGCCTGCCCGACCGCTTGGTTCTGGAACTGGTTCGCCGCGAGACCTTGGCCGAACGCCTGATTGGCGGCCTGGTTGGCGAACTGCCCGCCCGACACGTCCTCGTTGAAGGCCTGCTGCCGCGCACCCATCTGCATGCCGAAGAGGCGCTGCGCCTCCTGACCCGCCTGCCCGAGCGCGTTGTACCGTTCGGCAGCCTGCCGGCCGCCCAAGTCATCGAGCGCGCGCTGATAGCCGCGCGTGCCCACCTTGAAGCCGCGGTTCGAGAGGTCGGTCTCGAGCGACTGCTGCGCGAGCTGCTGCGCCGGCAGCATCGCAGTCATCAGGTCGGTCGCCACGCGGTCGCGGAAGGTGTTGTCGATCTGCGGCAGCGCCGGGTTGTCGCCCGTCGCCAAGCCGCGCTGCACCTGCTCGGTGCCGGTGCGCGTCGCCAAGCCGCCGCCGAAGCTGCCGAACCCGGTGTTGACGCTCGTCGGAGAGACGCCACGCTGCAGGCCGCCGAGCATCGCGTCGAAGCCCGACTGCACCGGCGTCTGCGCCGTGCCGGTCGCCAGCCCTGCGGTGCCGGGATCGACGCCGCCCACAAGGCCGGTCTGGCCGATGCCGCGCTGCACGGAGTCCGACATGGACCCGACGCCCATCTGCGGGCCGCCGAAGTTGAAGCCCGACACCACGCCGCGCGGCCCGACGCCCGTCTGCAGCCCCGGCGTGTAGTCGGCGACGCCCGTCTGCAACTGCCCCGGCGTTCCGGCAGAGGTCAGCGCCGGCAGGCTGTTCCAGTCGAAGGGCTGGCGGTACTCGTCCTGCACGCGGCCCATGAAGGCGTTCGCGAGGTCGCTGCGGCCCTGCTGGATGCCGATCTGCGAGTCGAGGGCGTTCTGCAGGCGCGGGTCGAGGCTCGTGTTCTGCGTCCACTCGGTGACCTGCTGCCCGGTCGCCGGGTCGGTCACCGCGCGCGTCGTCCACGACTCCGAACCGAACGGCGTGTTGATGTTCGGCCGGTTGGCGAAGTTCTGCGTGTTCAGATTCTCGCGCGATGCCTGCGCCTGCGCCTGTGCGGCGCCGGTGTAGTCAGGCGGCGGCGGCGTGCGTTTGCTGCCCATGCTCACTCTCCAGGTAGCGGCAGTTCTCGCGCCGCAGTTGCAAGATCACCAAGTCTCCACCCGGCGCACCGTCACGGATGCGCCCCACCTCCTCGAACCCAATGTGCCGGTCGAAGCGCAGCGCGCGCTCGTTCGTGGACGGCACCATGCCGATCAGCACGTTGAGCCCCGCCACGCCGAAGGCGTAGTCGAAACAGGCCTTGATGAGCTCGCGCGTCACCCAGTTGCCCTCGCCCGCGACGTGCATCTCGCACGACGCGCCGTTCCACGCATCGAAGCCCACCACGCCGCGGATCTTCCCCTCCGGCGACACGTTCGCGATGCACTTGAGCCACGGCGTCGGCATGTAGCCGATGCGCTCGCAAAGCCACCGCGCAAGCAGGTCTTGATGCGCGGTCTGGATCACAGCATCGCCTCCTCGGCGCCGAAGTCGCGCATCATCAGGAAGCGCAGCAGCTCGGGGTCGAGCTGCAGTTCCGGCGCGCCCGGCGGCGGGGGCGGAACCTTCGGCTGCGCAGCCGGCGCGGGCGCAGCCTGCTCGGGCTCGAGGATCTGCGGCTGGTAGGGAATCTGCTGCGGGGGCAGTTCCACGCCCGGCATCTGATGGATGTAGTTGAGCAGGTCGAAGTCAACCATCGACGGCGGGGGCGGAGCCTCTGCGACTCCGCTGTCTGCCGGGGCAGGCGGCGGCTGCGCAGCCATAATGAGCTCCGGCGGGATGCGCGCGCGGGTGTCCTGCAGGCCATAGTCCTGCGCAGGCGCGGGCTGCGCGGAGACGGGCGCCTCGCCCTGCACGGGCACAGGCTGGATGAAGTCGTACAGGCTGAGGTCGGCGAACGACGGCGCAAGAGGGCTGGGCGGCGGCGCGGGCGCGGCAGCCGGCTCGGGGGCGAGCTCAGCGCGCTGGTTCGGTCGCATGTACTCGAGCAGCCCGAAGTCCATGTCCACAAGCGGCGGCTGCCCGCCCGGCGCGGGGCGCGAGGCCGGCTCCGTCACCGAGGGGTTCTCGGGCACCATGCCGCCGTAGAGGTTCTGGCCGCCGGGGCGCGGCGCAAGAACATCGAACAGGTCGGGGTTGTAGCGGAAGTTCGGGTTGTAGCCGTCCGGCAGCGTCACGCCGTCCACGAAGCCAGGCATGCCAGAGGTCTCGCGGTTGCCATCGCGCCCTCGGCGATAGCCCGGCGGCAGCCCGTCGCGCTCACCCGGCGGCGGGGTGGACTTCCTGATGTCTTGCGCAGGAGTGCTCGACGGGTCGGGAGGGCGTCGTGCCTTGGGCGATGCAGGAGGAGGACGAACAGGCATCACCAGCTCCCGACCCGCCGAACTCATCCACGGGTAGGACAAAGCCTGCGGGCCGCTCGGGGCCGCAGGCGCGTTGCGCGAAGCCGCGCGCAGGGCGGCGATCTTGGACTCAGCCATCACATCACCCCGCCGGCTTCAGTCAGCATGTGCGAAGACGTGAAAATCGTGCCCGGCAGGCCGCGCACCTTCATGCGCAGGCTCGCGTAGTAGCCGAGGCCCGTCGTGCCTACCCACGCCTGGTAGGAGTTCTGCGAGCCCGACCACACCGCCACGTTCCAGAGGCCCGTGTTCCAGAAGCCCGCGTTGGTCGTCGTGTACGAGGGCGAGCCGCCCACGTTCGCGAAGGTGTACTGCGTGTTGACCTGCAGCTTGACGGACGGCGGCGAGGAGCCGATGAAGATGGGCCGCGCG